ACATTTCGGGGTGAGGTCTTGGTACTTCCCGATAGTTCATCATATATTCTCTAGCAGTCCAACCTCCAATTAGTCCCACAACTAAAAATAGGATGGTCAAAAATGAACCGAAGACTAAACTTACTGCTAACATTGTTCTTACCTCTGGGAACTAACTCTTTTTTTCCTTAAGTTTAAGGAAAATTCAAAATTGATAGTTACTTCCCTTTTGAAGAAGCAAACCATCTTTCCAAATCTTATTTGAAATGATTTTGGTTTCTTCTTCCCTCCATTAAGTAGTAAATCTACCCCGCGATTGGAGCAGGTCTTGGTTTTATTTATGCTAAGTTCAGAGGAGTTTTTGTTCTCTGAGGAATTTGATGGTGTCAACGCATCCTCCTAAATTTTTATCGTCACATGTGACCTGAGGGAAAGTAGATCCTTCTCCAAAAATAGAATAAAATTCTTCTCGGGAATAATCTTGGTCAAGAGTATTGACTGAATAATCACAATTCAATCTACCCAAAACCTCTTTTACTTTAACACAGTATGGGCATCCTGCCTTTGAGTAAACCTTAAATTTCATCAATCAAAAAAGAATATGTGGAAAAGTCTAGAATCTTCCTTTGTTTGTCCAAAGTATTCTGATGCTGCATGAATATTCTGAGCATCAAAAATGAAGAGTCTGTTGAACACATTACCAATAGAATCAACTAACTCAAACTTAGTTCGGTCAAAAAATCCGCCAGCGTAAATTTGATCGTTAAAGTTGGGATCACTTGTTCTTCGTGCGCCATTTTTATGAGCGTACAAAGAAGTTCCTGTGCTGTATGGAGCATCAGGATTTAAGTATAGCATAGCTGCCCATGTCTGTCCATCGTTATGATAAACAACAGGATCTTGTGATGTACAGAATTGAAATCTACCACACATCCCATGAGATTCCCACTCACGGATCTTGATACCCATGATTCTTTCAAACGCTTCCTTTGTTCCAGGAACAAAAAATTGTTCAATACTACGACTTCCTTTGAAGTATTCAATCTCAGGTTTGAACTCCTGCCTCAAAGCATAATCTCTTACAGCATATGGATCAGCATAAAAGTTGTCAACAACCCAAACTGTCTTTTGTGATTGTCTATTTAATGTTTGTGGAATAAATTTCATTTTACCTCCATATCCCAAGAAGTAACCATTCTAAGTTTATTGGTTTTCATACCATCAGCATAATGTAGCATCGCACTTGGCCAAATATATATCACCCCCGTCTTTGGTTCTGAAAGTTGTGTTAGTTGAGTTTTATCCGTAACTGGATCATTCCAAGGTCCAATGAACTTAGTTGGTTCATGAACCTTCGGATCATATTCAAGATAAAGAATACCAGTATAACCAGATGATCTATGATTGTGAGGACAATGGTTCTCACTCTTCTTTGTGTATTTAAGAGTCCAAATATCAGTTACTTTCAAATACTGAATTTTAGCATCTTTCTTAAACTGGTCTAGTTCCTCTGAAAAGATATTCTCAAAGTCAAGAGCGTACTTGTTCTTTTCAGAATGTTTATCAGTCTGAAAATCATTCAAATCATAATAGTCAAACTTGTTTCTATTAATTCTAGAAAGAAGTGACTGCTTCTTTCTATCCCACTCATTTACCTCATAGTAAAACAAAGGAACATGGAATAATATGTTAATCATTTAGTCTCTAGTCTCCATATCATCAGAATTAAAGCAGACATTTCCGGAGATAGAAATTCTCTGTTCATCACACTCATAGTAGGGATATACCTGATGGCGTAACTGTGACGGAAAAACTAATATCCAACCCTCCTGATAGGGTCCCATCTTAATACGATAATCTTGGTGTCCACCTAACATATCAGAATATGTGAACTCAAAGTCTGATGCTGATGGGGTATTGGAGTTCTTACATATGGGTAAAGCATGTTGTTGTTCATGGTTAGTTGGAATCTTCATCCAAACCACAAATGAAACCAATCCAGTATGATTATGAAGAGGATTGAACTCATGTTTATTCTGAAAGTTGACCCAGAAGCGATCCAATACAAATGATTTAGCACTCCTTGTGTGAAAACATGGAACCCATGACACACTATGAGCATGGCTCGCATACAATCTAGCAATCGGACCGACCACAGAATTCAAGAAAAACCCGTCTCTGTCATCTAACTTAAGACTGGTATCAATATTACCTGCGAGACGATCATTAGTATTTTCCTTTGCTTCGTCTACATATTCCCAAAGACGATTCATAATGTCTTGTGGAAGTTTAGTTTCATAAATGGGAATATTTGGTAAATGAAACTGAGACCATTCTAGTTTATTTTCTTTATCGGTCGTGTCCATGATGTACAAATGGTCCTTGTGCGTTTACATAATGTAGAAAGATTTGATGATGATATGTATCATCTTCTTTCTTTCTGAAAGTTCTCCAGAGATTCTCCACCTTACTATATTTGGATTCCAATGGATCACGCCAATGTTCACGTTCACATCCTTTATAGACTGCAGCATCACCACTCTTCATTATGACATAAGATTCACTACCATCGGGACGCTCAAACCATATAGGCCAAGGTTTATCTGAGTTAGTGCTAATCTGAAGAGTCACACTGACTTCACAAGCAGGACGATCACTGTGACGCATCAATTGCTGACCGACATAATAGAAGCGATCATAAAAATAAGTGGGGATCAAATCCATACCTAATTCTCTTTCAACTGCCTTACGTATGCTGTAGTGAAATTGTTTATACATCGGCACATTATAACGTGCTAATGATCCATGAACTTGGTTTTCATCTGGTTCATAATGAATTTTATCCTTTCTAATATACTTTATTTGACCAGTTATACGCTCACCATTATTATTTGAAGGAGGATCGCAATACATATCACCCGGATTAGCAACTAGTGCTGGAAGAAACAAGTATCCATTCTTCTCAAAAGACTCATTTTGAGACATATTAGTGGTGGTTGGAGTAGCACATTTTTCATACCCCTCCTCATAAACTCCACCAGTTGATACAAACTCTTTCATCACTTCCACCTCGGACCAACGACCCAACCAACAAGACTTTTACGCAAACCAGATTTGACTTTACGGACACGGTGCTTAGTGCGTGAATCAAAGACCATCAGAGTTCCACGCTGCTTAGGAGCAAAATAAGTGCCACCAGAATTATCAAGGAACTGAACTTCTCCACCAGTGTAGTCTGTAGGATCTGAAAGTTGTAAAGCAAATGAGAGTTTCCTTACATACTCACCATTCAGAGTCACTTGATCTTGACTCATATTATTTCCAGAACCAGGAATGATTTCTGGTTTATAAAAGACATCAATGTCAGCATCTTGGTGCCAGTTATAGAACTGTCCTGGACCATACTGAGTATATTGAATAGTACACGCATCAATGTCCGTGAGATCATAACAGAAGTTCTCACGGTTTATCCTATCAATATAATACCATAACCATCCACCAATCCAGTTAGAAGATGGGATCCAAGAGTTTTTACTATTACGAACAACCTTATCAACCTGTTCTCCCCGAACCTCAGAATCTTTAGTGTATTCGTCATATTTCTGAACGTCTCTCTCAATAATTTCCACAATCTCTGTTGGCAGTTCGGTCATGTGCCAACAAGTCAAATTTGCCATACCAGAACATTATTTTTCATTTCTCATTATATATGGGAGTATAAAATAAGTCAATAAAAAACCCCCTTGCGGGGGTGGTGTATCATTCAGAAGGAGTTACTAATACCCATCCTTGCGAGTTGTCTGCTTGATAAGCAGATTCGTCCCAGCGATAGTAAGATGCGTTAGCAATTTGATCATCTGTAAGGGCAGGTTTAGTGATTGGATGATCCCACTGGCCAGTTGTGGTGTTCAAAGTAGATGAATTCATCAAATCCCCATCCATGTCAGTTGGTCTAGGTGGATAGAATATATCATGCTCAGAACTGTAATACCAACCAATACCGGGATAATTGGCACGAAGTGCCTTTGTCTGATCAGCAGAAGGTTCTCCAGTTTCAGGATCAATGTGAACTCCATTCACTGTATTGTATGAACACTTCTTCCAATTTTCATGTCCATGATGCTCTATAAGGTGAGCAATACCAATTTCCTCTCTCTCAATACCACCAGGAGTCATTGTTGTAATCGTATCCATTGACAATACGCCGGTTACAACATTGTCAATTCCTATTTTTGCGAAATGTGCCATTTATAACTCCGGTTCAGGTTCTCCAGGTTTAGGGTTTTTTTCTTTGACTACATCTATAGCAGCAATCCATGTACCATTATTTAGGTTGCCAGACTTTAAATCATGATACAGCATATCCAACTGATCTTTAACATGTGGATATTGTTCTTCACGATTTCTTTCATAGAGATAGTAGTTGTAAATCCCAACTTCTCTTATGATCTCTGCTTCAATCTCTTCCCAAGTTGGTGGTTCTCTACCTTCATCATCTTCCCATGCAAGAAATTTAGTGTTATGCATATCCCAGCGGGCACCTGGGCGTAAGGTTTGAATAGCAGTATCCACTCCGGGGATTGGATACTTAATACCCTTAAATTTTCTAAATGCCATTAATCAAATAGTTTATATACATTTTTATTTAGAGAGTGATTTACACCCTCTTCAGTAAAAATATCAAATGCTAAACAGTATCTTCTCTGTTCTACTGTTGGACAAAAATGCTCTACCCAAGATGGAAAAAGAAGGAAAGAACCCTCTGAACTTAAGGATTGATAGTTTCCATAACTAGTGGACCAATGTGGAATAATATATTCTGTTGGTGTCAGACTATCATTAAGCATTAAGTTTCCAGATAGAAACGTATTCTCATGATAAGCGTGTGAATGAAGTAGTAGATGATCTCCAGCTTTCATAACGTTTACCCATCCACGAATATAAAGATTATCAAGATGCGGATAATTCAGAGCAGTTATATATTCTGAATAATTTTTTCTTATTAGTCCGAGCAATTCATCTAAAAATGAAAATTTATCATTCCAGGTGAATAAGTTATACGTTTTCCACGCATCATATTCATATAGATCATATTCACTCTCAACACTTCTTACCTCAGATAGTATTTTATATGTAAGTTTTGTTGAAAACTTTGATGTCCACATCGGAACATCAAATCGTGGAGCGAAGGGAGTATTTGGTTTTAAATTTTTCCACCTGACAAGTTGAGACGTTTTTTCAAGCGTCTTCGCAGGACAATACATGATATCCATAAAAAATTTATCAATCTGTATATGCTATTATAACGATACCAGATCCTCCCTGATGTCTACCGCCATTGTTTGGACCACCTGACCCACCGCCACCGCCGCCACCAGTATTTGTTCCACCAGCAGTAGCACGACCTCCAGTATTGGTTGAACCGTTACCACCGCCACCAGGTCCACCAGGTGTAGGTGTGCTTCTGTGACCACCACCAGAACCACCACCTGCACGAGTTGTATTAGTTCCATTAATTGATGATGGAAAACCATTTCCACCAGTTCCACCAACTTTATTAGTGGCGTTAGTTCCGGAAGAGCTGCCTCCTCCACCGCCGCCACCAGCACTATCTCCACCACCACCTCTACCATTTCCACCAGGATTTCCTTGACCAGAAGTACCATTTCCTGCAGGGTGACCGTTACCAGGATCAGATCCTCCACCTCCACCACCAGAACCACCTGGAAAACCACTCAGTGCTGCGTCTCTACATCCTCCTCCACCACCACCATCGGCAACTATAGGTCCAAATGTTGAAGCGGTTCCATTACCCCCTCTACCTGGATCTGAAAATGGATGACTTCCAGCACCACCACTACCAACAGTTACAGGTTGTGGGGAATTGACAGAGACCGTTCCAGATCTTACTCCTCCAGCACCACCACCTCCTGCGGTATCAGTGCCTCCACCAGCACCTCCAGCGATCACAAGATATTCTACAGGTCCTGATCCACCAGTTACGGTAAAAGTTCCAGGAGACGTAAATGTATGGACAACAAATCCACTTCTTTGAGTGGTGCTCTTCGAGCCACCAGTAGCACTCAAAATATTTGAAAGATCATGCCAAGAAGATCCATTATAAGCCTGAACCGTTCCTGTGGTTGAATTATAAATCACTTCTCCAGCAACCGCACTCAAAGCATCTCTTTGAGATGTTGTTAAAGTACCAAGTTCTACACCATTAGCATTCAGTTTAGACATCTATCAAATCTTACTTTCTGATTATTTATAATTCTCAGAGGCAATTTGATGTAACTCCTTCCCATAATTACCAGAATCAATGTAGAAACTATTATTAACCAGGAAGTAACACTGTGGGAATGGGAGTTTGCGTTCAGGATCTACAAGACGTTCAGTTTGATATTTCATACCCTCAAAATCACCAATGTCTCTATAACATTCTGCCAATCCTACAATATGCTCATTCCTGATATCACAGAATGGTTCTGCTAACATATGACTCTCTATCGCCTTTTCAAAATCACCCATCAGCTGATACATCATACCAATACAATAAAGCGTATAGTATGCCATCTCATTCACACCACCAGTGTATCCTTTGGCATCATAGTCAATGGTGTGATTCATCCAAGACTTAAAGTAAAAGATTGCTCTTCTAGCATATTCTTTTTGTTGTTCATATCCCAGAGGAAACACTGGAGAATATGAAGCATCAAGATAACTCTTGGCAACATACCAGAAATGATATGTATCAGAAAGAAGTGTCTCCTCACGGATATGCTGTTCCTCTAATTTCAAAGAGTCACTAATGTATTTGGTGGGTGTAGCATAGCTTTCTCCATCCCAGGTTCCCATTTGACGGAGACCTCTTGGAAGATTGACTCGCTGGAAGTCTTCACCAACTCCTTCAATATCACAAACAATACATTCATGTGCCACATCATGTTTGAAGTGCCACGGAAGACGTGCGTTCCACATCCAAGCACGATAGTAAGTGCATCCAGGATTCTCTGCCGTGATATGAAATGACTGAATATTAGTATCATCAATCAGAGACCAATCAAAATCATCATCAACTTCAAGATACTCATCACAATCCATCTTGAGAATCCAGTCACATCCATGATCATGGTTCAAACAAGTTTGTAGAAGATGGTCTCGATTCCAACCAAAACCAACCCAACCCTCTTCACACTGATAATAATGTCCAGGAATACCTTTCTCTTCAAAGAAATCCTTGACGATTTGATCTGTGCCGTCAGTAGATCCGTTATCCTGGACAACCCAATAATCAATATATTCATAGCACGATTCAAGCATTCTACGAATCACTTTGGATTCGTTCTTGAACATCGTGATCATTACAATTTTGGTTTTCCTTTCCATAATACTCTCTGTTGTATAAAGTCTAGAACTTCTTTATCATCACTCTGCTCTTCAGTTGGAGCGTAAAGTGCTCTTTGTCTGGGATCTGCTTTAACTGGTGGGTCAGTCATGTAGTAGACTGCCAGACTTTTTCTATACACTCCCTCAGGACATGATAGAGGTTGAGGAAGACCGTGCCACGAATTTTGTGTGGTATCAAATAGTATAGCACGATTGAAGACATTATGGATAGTCTTCTCTCTCCTCAAAGGTAATTTCTTATCTGGGTTATGCGACCATAACTCAAGACCACCACCCCATTCACTTTCCCATCCTTCAGTAAGATACACAATAAGATTTAGTTTCCTTTGAAGACCCGACTTTGGATGGATAGAATAATCTAAATGAATATTCAACTTACCGCCGCGGCCATGAATATGCCATCCACCACCATGAAGACCAATGTCAGGGTATAACTTTTGAATACCAGTCTTCTCACGCAAGGTATTCAAGAACTCACAAGAGTTCAGAAAACAAAAAGTCTTGTAAGTTTCTGGAGGAAAGTCCCACCAGTTGTTACTAGACTTTTTATTCTCTAATGGATTCTTGTATTGATACCAAAGATTACTATCATATTCAGGAAACTCTTGAGATAGTTTTCTTGCTTTATCTAGTGGAAAGAAGTCATCAATAACAAGATGGTCATAAGGAAAACTATCCATCAAATCCCCAAAACACCTGGGAAACGATAACTATTATCTTTGATAGCAACCAAGTGAGCAGCAACAACAGGAATATGTGGTGCCATCTCATAGGTATCAAGACGGTAAGTTTGGAACCTGATGTCAGTATTCCTGATAAACTCTGCCTTATTTTTATTTGTGTAATACCAGAAACTATGTTCATTCCAGAAACTGACGTGCGTAGGATCTTGCCATGCTCCACGACCATCAGTAGAAGGAACTTCAATAAACGCCCATCCACCATGAACCAAAACACGATGAATCTCTCTCATCGTTTTGATTGGGTCTCTCAAATGCTCAATCACATGACTAGCATTGATGACACCGACACTATTATCTGGGAGAGGAATGCCATCATTCAAATCACAAGTGATATCAGCACCCTCTTGGTCAATAGTCATGTACCCAGCACGAGGATAAAGACCACCACCAATATCAACTTTCAACAATCCCTTCTTATCAGCATCACGTTCAGCAAGAGTCTGAGACCATTGATGTCCTAGTCGTTTGGTCTCTTCTTGAATTGATTGATTGCGCTCTAACCAAGTGTTGTCCCCTGTGATGCGATACACATAGAGTGGTTTATTGACCAGGAACATTTCCGTTACCAGATATGTGCGGATCATCAGTTCGTGGTCATCACAAATATCCAAGTCAACGTTGTGTCCACCAATGTCACGATAGATACTTGTTCTCCAAGACCTCACATGGTCTGGAGCGTACCAAATATAAGACAGAGCATGACTAGTGGGTTGCCACGAATGCATGATGTAGCGGTCTTT